CAGAGGACTCAGATAGTTTTACACCAAAACTAATTGATGTATTTGGTGAGTGTGAACTTAATGGTGAAAATATAAAACTGTTTACTTCTTTAGACACAGAAAACCAATGTAAGTTTATATATGCTAATGTTACCGACCCTGTCCAAGGACAAGGGGACGACAGTGACCAAAAAGCTACAGAAAGACTCTCCTACATACCACTAAGGTTTGTGTTAGATATTTTCAACAAGTTTGCATCGATATATGAGGTAAAAGATAAAAATAGGGATAACCCTATAATATCATTCGCATTAGATTTTGGAAATAAATTTAGAACATTTCAAAAACATTTTTCTGTAGTTCCTTCTAATGTACATCTACCAAAACTAGCTCCTACAATTAATAACCCCGATGGAAACGTGCAGTACGGAATGACATCAGATTTTGCAGACGGTGCAATGGAAGACTATGGTATGAGTGGTGGTAATAATTCCGATGATAATGGTAAAAATGAAATTTTAAATATATTCATTTCAACAAAGACACTACTTACATTATCAGACCAACTTTTTGATGAATCCAATACCAGTAAAACCTTTATTGACTTTATAAACACTTTACTAGAAAAAATAAATACTGCACTAAGTGATGTTTGTAAACTATCACTTTTCTATAATGAAGGTATCAATAAATATGAAATTGTAGACTTATACGGTATTGGAAAAGTAAAAAAAATACCTACAATAACTTTAACTGGACTTAAATCAACAGTAAAGGAATTATCTATATCAAGCAGGTTAAGTGCAAAGACAGCAGCACAAATATCAATTGCAGCACAAGGTACCGTAACCAACTATAATGAAAATGTAAGAGCAATACGTTCATGGAACTTAGGTGCAGTTGATAGGTTTATACCTAGTAAAGTTACAAACACTGAACCTGATGTATGTACAGAAGATAACAGTGGAAAAGATCCGGGTAAAAATACAAGTTTACTAACCTACGGTGGTGACGTAAATAAATTCTTTGAAGCTAATGTAGATATGTCTAAACAAATATTCTTATTTTTTAAGGCAATTAGGGATAAATCTGATTTTAATGCTGAAACTGAAAAAGACTTACAAGGTGCGTTAAGAAAAATTAACCTAATATTGTACGAGGCAGCACAAAAGAAAAAATCTGATAAAGACGTTACTCATGAAATACCAATACCAGTCGAATTATCATTTACTATGAAAGGTATTTCAGGATTTAAAATAGGGCAGGTATTTAAAATAAACCCAGGAGTGCTTTTACCTAGATATAATAAGTATGGATATGTTATCACAGGGTTAGGTAACAAGGTAGAAAATAACGAATGGACTACCAATGTTGAAACTCAATTTTTTGAATTAGATAACTTATAAGATGGCATATTTACCTAAAATAAAACAACTTGTTGGAGGAAAATTAAATGGCATACTGAAAGACCCATCAACCGGTTTAAAGTTTGCAGGTAGTTTTGTACGAGACTTTAAAGGTAATTTCTTCAAAGGTAAATCAGTTAGACCAGATTCTAAACCATTAGAGTTTGTACCAGACGGTAAAGTTAGTACTGATGAAGTATTTAGGAATGTATCAGTATCACCATCAGGAACAGATTACAACAAAGGAGTATTTGTAAGATACTTTGCAAGAGACACCAGAGATGGTAAAGTTGTGGAATTGGACAAAATTTCTTATCTTAAGATACAGAAAGAAAAGAAACTTTATAGAAAGACTCTTAAAGTACAGTGGTTCATTAAAGGTAACCCTGAAGATGAGATTATAAACAATTATCTTTACCCAGGAGTTAAGGCAAAAAATGCAGATGTTGCTAAAAAAGCTGAAAAACTTCTACCGGGTATTACAGATCAACACCTTAAACACTACTCTAAGTTTGTAGTCCAATAATTTTTTCTTATCTTATTGAAAAGGTTATAACAAGTGTTTTATATAGTAGAGCAAGAAAGCAAATTAGAAAGCTTAGAAAGATTAGTTAGGTTAGGAGCATATGTAGATGTTATTCCTGCAAATAGTCTTTACCACCCTAAATTAACTTCAACAGTAGCGGTTTACATTAGATTATTAGGTTCAGAACATGGATATATTATTCCTATAGACCATGATGAAGGATTAAATACCTCAAAAGAACGTGTCTCTCGCATTCTTTTAAAATCTACTAAACTATATACATTAAATAAGAAAGAGTTACTCTATCACTTTAATATACAGGGAGCAATAGATCTATCATTGTTATATTCAATGACTAAGTATGAAAAACTAGATTATTCAAGAGAAAACTCTTCTATTAGCGTCACCTACAATAAGTACAGTGATTTAAGTTATGTAAACAAATTAATACCTATTTCTAAACTATATGAAAGTTGTGAAAAGGTATATGACAAAGTAAAAAAAATAATTGACTACAATGTACCAGATAGTTTTGATTTTTATAATAATACAGCAACAAATGTATTTTTTCTTATCGAACAAGCTGGCTTAGGTATATATTATGATGAATATACCGAAATATTTAAACCTCGTAACCCTATCTACAATACAATAGATAACAAAGTACTAACTTCATATAATTTATATAATGTTACTTCTAGACCTACTAATGCCTTTAATAGCGTTAATTTCGCTGCTATTCCTAAAAGTGAACAACACAGGAAATCTTTCCATCCCACCGGTGATTATTTTGTTGAGTTGGATTTTGATGGTTATCACCTGCGTTTACTTTGTGAACAGATTGGATACACTTTATCAAGCGAATCAGCTCATACTCAATTAGCAAAACAGTACTTTAACAAAGAAGAAATCACAGAAGAAGAATACGATACAGCAAAACAAATTAACTTTCATGCAATTTATGGAAAGATACCTGAAAAATGGGCTCACCTTGAGATCTTTACAAAGATTGATGAGTATATAAAAGAGTTATGGAAACAATTCGAAGATGACGGAGAGGTTTTGGCACCAATTAGTGGAAAACCTTTCACGACAACATTAAAAGATATGCATCCTCAGAAACTTATGAACTATATCATGCAATCGTTAGAGACCTCAAGAAATGTTCTTATATTAAAAGAAGTACTTAGATACTTAAAAAATAAAAAAACCAAATTAGTACTATATACCTACGATGCACTACTTTTTGACTTTAACAAAGAGGATGGTAAGGAAACGTTAGAAGAATTAAAGGAAATACTGGAAAGCGGTGGTAAGTACCCAATAAAATTTAAATATTCTAATGATTTGTGTTTATAAAAGAAAATGATATTTATAATATGAATGATACAGTTACAGAGGTTCGATTTGACTATGATATTGAGCCTATATATTTCAACGAAGATATGAGCAATAAACTATTCTGTACTTTTGCAACTGAAGATACTTTAGATAGTATTTTAGAGCAAATACAAGAAAGGTATAAGATAATATACAATAAGATATTCGTACTTTACTCAAAGAGTCAAGATGAGTATATATGTACCTATAATGTCGACTTCGGCAACGTAGGAACATTCTTAGAGAACACAATCTTAGTGCACCGCAAGAAAGAGTCTAACACTCTATACACAATAAACGCACTTAACACGTTAATAAAAGAACTCAACGAAGGAGTATTGGATACTTCTTATAGAGTAAATTGGTTAGATTTCAGGAACTGTATCCTACTTACCAAAGGACCTGAACTTAAAAGGGTTAATACGAAACTGTACAAAATTATTGAGCTAAAATAATTAGTTTGTTACAAGATGTTAGACTGGTAGAAATAGAACTTTTTTCTTACTGTAATAGGACTTGCTCATTTTGTCCAAACCACTACGTTGATAGAATATCTGAAAATAAGATACTTCCAGAAACTATTTTTAAAAAAATTATACAAGAACTTGTATCTTACAATTTTTCTAGCTATATTTCTTTAAGTAGGTATTGTGAACCCCTTGCGTTTAGAGAAATACTAGATAAAAGAATAGAGTACATACGTGAACACCTACCAGATGTTAAAATAGTTGCCAATACAAATGGTGACTATGATTATGAAGGAGTAGATATAGATGAACTTACTGTTATGGATTACGACTTTAAGTTAAAAAAAGAAGATTTAGGACCAGTTACAAGGAAGACTAAACCTTTTAATGTACGTAACATGAGGTTAGGAAAGATTAATTACAGAGGAGGAGCATTAGAAATACGTAAAAAGTTTACAAGAAACTTCCCATGTTATGAACCAGTTCATTTTATTGGAATAGACTATAATGGCAGTGTTATGCCATGTTGTAACCTAAGGTCTGACGTTAGTTTACACGAAAATTACATATTAGGTAATGTTGAAAATAATACCTTGTTAGAGATATATAATAAACAAGAAAGTAAAATTTTCAGAGATAAGGTTGGTGACCTTGACTTTCCAGAGGTATGTGTTAGGTGTTCTAAAACATCTGGTAGATATACTTCAGAAAAACCCAATATAATGAATTTACCATCTTAAGGGTTGGTAGATTAAGGAAAGTTTCTTATATTATAGAATATAAATATTTTAATCAGTTATGGATATAAACGCAATTAGAGCTAAATTAGACTCTTTAAACAACAACAGTCAGCAGAAAGAAAAGACTGACTACTCAGAAATTTTTTGGAAACCTCAATTAGGTAAACAGACACTTAGAATTGTACCATCTGTGTACGATCCTACTTTTCCTTTCAAAGAATTAAAATTTCACTACGGTATTGGTAAATACCCGATGATTGCTTTATCAAACTTTGGTAAGCAAGACCCTATTGAAGAGTTCGTAAAAGAACTTAGAAAGACAAATGATAAAGACAATTGGTCATTATCAGGTAAAATTAACCCTAAGACTAGAATCTTTGCTCCTGTAGTAGTAAGAGGAGAAGAAGATAAAGGAGTTAGATTATGGGGATTTGGAGTAACTATCTACAAAGCATTACTTGCTTTAGCAGAAGATGAAGATGTAGGTGATTACACAGACGTAATGAATGGATGGGACTTAGTTGTAGAACAACAACAAGGTAACCCTTACCCTGAAACCTCTGTAAGAATTAAACCTAAACAAACAGCATTATCAGATAATAACGAACATGTTGACAAGTGGTTAAAAACTCAACCTAATCCTACAGAAGTCTTTACTCAATACGATTATGACTTTATTAAAAAGCAACTTCAAGGTTACCTTAATCCTGGATCGGAAGAGACTACAACACCAGAAGCAGTAACTCCACCAGCACCACCTAAAACTGACTTTACTTTAGAGACAGCAACAGCAGGTAGTAAAGATAAGGTAAGTGAATTTGATGATCTTTTTAATGAATAGTAAATGGCAAAAAAATTAGAAACAAAGGCTAAAGCTACTGAAGCAGTACGTAAGTCATTTAACTTAGGTAACTTTAAGAAGAAAAAAGGTTTCTCTAGTTCATCTGTTAAATTTAAGGAACAAAAGTTTATACCTTTATCACAAGCTTTTCAAGATATAACTTCATTACCAGGTATACCAACTGGTCATATTACCCTATTACGTGGACATAGTGATACGGGCAAAACAACTGCCTTATTAGAAGCTGCAGTGAATGCTCAAAAGCAAGGAGTTCTTCCAGTTTTTATTATTACTGAGATGAAATGGTCTTGGGACCATGCCAAAGAAATGGGGTTACAGTTTGATGAGGTAAAGGATGCTAACGGTACAGTTACCGACTATGAAGGTCATTTCTTATACGCCGATAGAGGTTCTTTAAATACTATTGAAGATGTAGCAGTTTATATTGCTGATCTTATGGATGAACAAGCTAAAGGTAACCTACCTTACGATATGGTATTCTTCTGGGATAGTATAGGATCAGTACCTTGTGACCTTTCAGTACGTTCAAATAAGAACAACAACGAATGGAATGCAGGTGCTATGTCTACTCAATTTGGTAATAACCTTAATCAGAAGATTCTACTATCTAGAAAAGAGAACTCCCCGTATACTAATACGTTAGTTGCTATCAATAAAGTATGGACTCAGAAACCTGAACACCCGATGGGTCAACCTAAACTTCAGAATAAAGGAGGTATGTCCATGTGGTACGATGCAACGTTAGTAGTTACTTTTGGTAATATTACTAACCCAGGGACTTCTAAGATTAAGGCTATCAAGAATGGTATGCAAGTAGAGTTTGCTAAACGTACCAACGTTCAGATAGAAAAGAACCATATTGGTGGAGTACAATCTAGAGGTAGAGTAGTTATGACTGCTCATGGGTTTATACCTGATGATAAAAAAGCAATCGACAAGTATAGAGACGCTCATAAAGACCACTGGTTAAAATTAGTAGGTACGTTAGACTTTGACTTAATCGAAGAAGGAGATTTAGAAGAAACACCAATAGCTCCTAACTTACTTGATTAATGGCATTTGACGATATACTAAAGAATTTAAAAGAGACCCCACCCCGAGTTTTGAATGATCATATCTTGATCATAGATGCTATGAATATGCTTATTCGTAGTTTTTCACTACTCAAAGCAATGAATCCATCAGGTGCCCACGTTGGTGGCCTGGTGGGTTTTATGCGATCTTTAGGGTACGTTACCCGTATATTTGATCCAACTAGAGTACTTGTGATATGGGATGGAAAAGGAGGTTCTGGTAACAGACAGAATATAGACCCTAATTACAAAGCACAACGTGCAACATCTAGAATTACCCATTGGGGTTTGTATGACACCAAAGAGGAAGAAACCGAAGCACTAATTAACCAGTTATTTAGAACTCAAGACTATATTGATTGTTTACCAATACATCAGTTAATGATAGAAAAGTTAGAAGCAGATGATATTATTGCATGGATAGCAAAGAAGGCTTCTTTATCAAATGTTAAAAAATGTACAATTGTTTCTTCTGATAAAGACTTTTTGCAACTAGTTGATGATACTATAGAGGTATACGCACCTATAAAGAAAAAAACTTTTACTAAAGATAATATATTTGAAGAACTAAAAGTTTTACCTGAAAACTACAATATTGTAAAAGCACTAATAGGTGATAATTCAGATAATCTACAAGGAGTTAAAGGATTGGGTATTAAAACAATAGTATCAGAGTTCCCAAAACTACTTACAGAAATAACCAACCTTGAGTACGTTTATAAAGTAGCAGAAGAAAAGCTAGAAGGCAAAAAGATATTTGCAAAAATAATACACAATTGGGATCGTGTTGAAACTAATTTTGAACTAATGGACTTACATGATACTGCTTTAGATGATAAAGAAAAACAATACGTTAAC